CGCCGTCTCCATATTTCACCCCATGTATGATGGGATTTCAAGCTAGCAAGTGTCAAAAAAGTGTCAAGAGAATAATTCTCTAACACGTTGACCTTGCTCTTTTTTATGTTCATCAAGTAAGTGTGAATAAGTGTCAAGTGTCTGTGATATTGTTGCGTGTCCTAATCGTTTACTAATATATTCAACAGGGATAGATTTACTTAATAGATATGAAGTGTGTGTATGCCTTAAAGCATAAGGTGTGATGGTGTCATCATCTAACTCAATTTGCTTTTTAGCATAGTTAAATGATTTTTTAATAGCATTGTGTGATACGTGAAACAATTTACCATCAGTTCTAACTGGTAATTTAGATAATTTTGTATTGATCAGTAATATATCTTTTTGATTAACTTCAACATCTCTTTTAGAATTCTTAGTTTTTGTACCTGGTAAATGTATGATGCCTTTAGCTTTATTTAAATCTTTTTTAGTCATACCAATTAAATCACTAAATCTAGCACCAGTAATAGCAAGTAAATATAAAAATATATAACTCTGCTCATTTCTTGTTTTAAAATACTCAATCATATCTAAATATTGTTGTATTGTCATATACTTGTTATCTTCGTTTTTAGTTTCTTTAGTTCCATTTAACTCAATTTTATAAGTTGGGTCTTTCCTCAAATAACCATCGTATACTGCATCTCTAATACAAGGCGCAATACAACCATGTACTTTCCTAACTGTTTCAGTAGTTCTACCTTTTCCATATTCATTTAAAAATTTTTGATATTCAGAACGTGTTATATTTTTAACTAACATATAATCTCCAAAGTGTTCTTTAAATAAATTAAGTGACCTTTCATACCAATAATATTGTTTCGGTGCAACTTTCTTTTTGTTTTTAATCACAAGCCAATCATTGTAATAATCTTCAAACGTTTTATTATCTTCAATCATATTACCATCTTCTAAATCCCTAATTAATTGTTGGGCTGCGTATGTTGCCTCTGCCTTAGTTTTAAAGCCAGATTTACGTTTTTTACCTGATTTAAAAGATTTGTCTTTCACATCATATTGCCAAGAAACAGACGTTTTGTTTTTTCGTTTTGTAACTGTAAATGATGCCATAGTTATTCCTCCTTACAATAAAACCTCACGTGTTAGGTGAGGTGGTTAATTAATCAAAAGATAGTTCTATTTTTTCTTCTGGATGAATTTCTTCAAATTCATCATCAAAAATTGCAGGTGCAACTAATTCAAATTTTTTCACGTCATTTATATCTGTATTTTTAAGTTCCCAGAATATCGTCCCTTTAGACTTAACTTTTCCTAACATGTCACTCTTAATTTCTCCATCTAAGTATGACATAGAAGTTTCAGCTTGTTCATTTGTATCAGTTATGATTTCAGATTGGTCTATAAAGTATTCAGTAGGTTCATCTGATAAATTTTCTAACTCTATTTCAGCATATAAAATATTTGCCTTTTCTCCGTCTTTATATTCATTGTCTAATGTCATAACATTATTTTCATGTTCAGGATTTAATTTAGCTTTCCCAATATTGTGAATAGTATACTTAATATTTCCGATTTCTTTAGTGATATTTACTTCTTTTGTCTTTAAATCCGTCATATCTTCTACATCTTCATCATCTTCGTAATCTAAATCTTCATCATCCATTTCCTCTACATTATCAATATCATCCTCAGAAATTTTCCCGTCTGATGTACCTAGTTTCTCACTATCTGGACTGCCACATGCACCTAATACTAATAAACTTGCGAATAATAAAAATAATAATTTCTTCATTTGATACTCTCCTTTATTTTATATATTTATATTAAGCACCACAGAAGTGGTGCGATTAACTATTTTTGTTGTGATTTTAAAAATTTCACATACTCTAATACTTTTTGCATTTCTTCTTCATTTAGGTCACTTACTTCTCCGTCAAGATGTGCTGCAATCGTAGTTGGTTTGTAAGGTTCTTCATTGCCTTTACTTAAATCTTTAGTCATTAAATCATCTATATTAACATTAAATAAATTAGCGATATCAGATAAAACTTTTAATTTAGGAGTATATTTACCTTTTTCCCATTCGCTAATACTAGACGCACTTTTTCTACCTAATTTATGTGCAAGATCAATTTGTTCCATATTGTGTTTATGACGCAAATATTTTAAATTCTCACTGAACATTTTCATCACTCCTAAATAGTTTGTACTTATATTATACACCAAAACAAGAAAAATAAAACAGTTTTACCGAAATTATTTTTCGGAAAAAATGATATAAAGCTATTGACTTCGGAATTTCCGTATTGTATTGTAGTAGTTAAGATAAGCGAGGTGATACAAAAATGAATGAAAAAACTGTTTTAACTTTAAGACAATGGAGAGCATTAAGAGGTTACAGTCAAAGGGAATTATCAGAAATGACGGGCGTTAACGAACGTACAATTATAAACTACGAAAAAGACGTAACTAATTTACACAATGCTAAATATTCCACAGTTGAGAAGTTAGCAATTGCTTTAGATGTAAAAGTAGCAAATATTTTTTTAGGTTCTAATTCGGAAAAACCGAATTACATTAACAAATAAATTAAGGAGGAAACAGAATGAACGAATTACCGGCATTATTTAATTTCAAACGTAACAACGATGGAACTGTAGCAGTAAGTGGAAGAGAACTTCACAGAGGATTAGAAATTGGTACAAGGTATGACAAATGGATAGACAGAATGATTGATTACGGATTTGAAGAAGGCATTGATTACATTACCAAAAGTGAAATAGTACACGGTCAAAAAAGGGCTCGTACTTATGAACAACTAGACCACATCATGACACTAGACATGGCTAAAGAAATTTCAATGATACAACGTAGCGAAATCGGTCGCAAGATTAGAGGTTATTTCATCAAAGTTGAAAGACAACATACAGAGTTGGCTCAAACTTATGGCATTACAACTAAAGACGACATGAACGAACTTATCGAACAGTTAGTAAGTGACAAACTAGATTATCTAATTTCAACAGGACAGGTTAGCAACAATAAGCTAGATGATTTAAATAATAAATTCGAAGGTGAATATGTAACGCCACAAGATATTGATGCGATTAAGTTCACTGTTAAAAGTAAAGCTGAGCAACTTTTACAAAATGAAGGCTTACAAATGACTTTAGATACTTTGTTAATCGGTGATGTGTACGAGCAGGCTTTAGCTAATAAGAAAATGAAAGAAGAATATCGTTACCAACTAGGTAAAGCTAAAAGCAAGATACTGGTTGCTACTAAGAAAGAATTAGGTATGAAAGGTAACGCACCTAACAATCACATCAAACGTAAAGATGTAGATATGGCAATTCAATTCATTAAAGATTTAAGAGCATCACAAATCGAAATATAAGGAGGAAATGATATGGAATTCATAGGCTTTGCAGATGTGAAAGAATTCAAAAAAATTAGTGGAATATCTGAGAATGATCTAGAAAGAAAAGTTTTCGCTAATAAAGGTTTCCAAGAAAAATGTATGTATCGTTTTGGAAATGGAAACAAGCGTTACATCAAAGTAAAACCAGCTATTGAATATATAGCAGATAACATTATGAAAAATGAAACAGAACTATAAAGAGGCAACCAAATGAGATACACAGCAACTCTTATGAGTGAATTTGTCATAGCACTAATCGCAATATGGATATTCGACAATATCTTCTTGGCTGGACTGATAACAGTAATGGCAACATTCCTTATATATCACGTATGGGATTCATTCTTCAACATGATTGAGGACGAAAAATTAAAAGAAGTGGAGGGGAAGTAGGATGAGAAAGTTAAAACTAATAAAAATAACACTCCTAATCATCATCTTGGCGGAGGAGATTAAGAGTGTTAAAGAAAAATGCCAAAAGGTTACTTTAGTATGAATAGTCACCTGAATTTTAATATTAATAGATAATTTATTTAGAATCATTTGAGTCAATTGTGAAGTAGTAACATATTAAAGAAACCATCAAGACAAATACTGATATTGGAATATTTACAGGTTCATTGTTTGATGAGTGCCAATAGATATTAAATGGTACACCACCAATAAAAGTCATGGATACGTTATTAAATAAACTTTTAGAAGGAGGTAAATAATTTTGCAACATAGTATTTGGGAAGTCCTTGTTTTCATCATCAGTCTTTTCATCCTCTATTGGATCGGCAGGCTCGACGGCTTCAATAAAGGAAGAAAATTTAACAGCATCGATAAAAGAATTACGAAGTATATCATTCATTCTCGTTATATCATTAGGTGCAAAATTACTGAACTCCATAAAATTATTCAAAACTTTTTCAGAAAATAAATTTTGCTGAAAGTTTCTATCTTTAAAGATTGATGGTAGTTCGATATTTAAAGCATCTTGAATATTTATATTATTTATTACATTAAAATACCCAGGATTTAACAATGATTTGTTGTAAGTGCTAAGTATTTGAGTTGAAATATTGGCGGATTTTAGTAATGATTCTAAATTTTTTTGAGGTATTGATGAAATCAAACTCATTTGTCGAGATTGTGCATTTAATATCTCTCTTAAATATTTAGAGTAATCGTAGTACATTTTCTCACCACACTTTAATTGTAAATTAATTCAATTGTGCCAAATAAAACTCCAACTGTTAGCAGACAGAAGGAGTAAAAGAAATTAGGAATATATACAACTAAACAATACAACTAAATATGGGAGGACGTCAAGTATGGATAGAACAAGACTTGCAAATATAGCTGCTGATATAACGTTAAAACGTTTCTTTATAGATATTGATGTGAGTGTTATATCACGAAATTTTGAGAACGGAGATTATGCTGTACTAATCAAGCATGTAGACCCAAGATACGAATACGGTTATGAGTACATGGGCATATACAATTTCAACTCAGTAGAAGTGGCAAAGGAACGACACAAAATAATGCTAGAAGTTATGGCTGGAGAAAGATTGATACCTGATGAGTGAAAGTATCGAAGTAACTTACTACATTAAAACACTTGAAGGTTTGTTTTTAACGAATATCCCTAAAGAGCCTTCAGATGCCACATATCACGCAAGTAGACCACGTGAATACAATGGCTTAGAAAATGTAAATGTGGACTGGGAAAAGCATCTAGTGGTCGTTATAGAGACGATTACACATAAGAAGTATAAAACAGTAAGTCCGTCAGAATTGGAGGTAATTGAAAGTGACTGAAAATTTATTCGATAAACTAAATAAAATTAATGTAAACGAACATGTTGAAAAGAAAAACGGGTTAAGTTATCTATCTTGGTCATGGGCGCACCAACAACTTAAATCAATTGATCCAGATTATAAAGTGGAAACTCATACATTCCCACATCCAGATATACAGAATGAACAAGTATTTGTACCATACCTTGCTACACCAGAAGGATATTTTGTACAAGTGTCAGTAACTATTAAAGGTAAAACTGAAACTGAATTATTACCAGTATTAGATTTTAAAAACAAATCGTTACCTAGAGGGTCAGCTACAACATTTGACATTAACAAAGCACATAAACGTTGTTTTGTTAAAGCGGCAGCTTTACATGGATTAGGACTCTACATCTATAACGGCGAGGTTATGCCTGAACAACCTAAAGCTAAACCGGAACACATTAAAAACTTGAAAGAAAAGATAGCACAAGCAGTTGAAATTGGTGGCGATGATGCTTCGGAACAAAAAGTAATGCAATGGTTAAGAATAAGCGATTACGACACTGTAACGGAGGCACAAATCAATCCAATGATTAAGCGATTGAATGAACTTATCGAGAATAAGCGAGGTGGTAAGTGATGGCTAGTAAGTTGTTAATTGATGACTATCCTATACAAGTTTTACCTAAACTCGCTATAGAAATCGGTCTGAACGAAGCGATTATATTACAACAAATTCATTACTGGTTAAATCAAAGTAATCACAATCATGATGGTAAGAAGTGGATATATAACACTTATGATGACTGGAATAAACAATTTCCATTTTGGTCAGTAATGACTATTAGACGAACCATTACTAGTTTGGAAAAACAGAATTTGATATTAATCGCTAATTATAACAAAGCAGGTTTTGATAAAACTAGGTGGTATTCGATTAATTATCCAGTAGTTGAATCAGTGAACAGACGATGTGTTCAAAATGAACAGACGATATGTTCAAAAAGAACAGATGGAAGTGTACAAAATGAACAGACCAATACCAGAGACTACACAGAGAATACTACAGAGAATATTAGTATGTCAGATAAATCTGACGCAGCACCTTACAAAACTATTATTGAATATCTTAATAATAAAGTTAATAAGAGATTTAGTTATAAATCAGAATCTAATAGAAAACTAATTAAAGCAAGATTTAATGAAGGATATAAGCTAGAAGATTTTATAAAAGTAATAGATATCAAAACTAATGAATGGATAAATAATGAGAAGATGAAAAGTTATTTACAACCCTCAACTTTATTTAGAGGATCTAACTTTGATAAATACCTTAATCAAGAATTACCTGAATTATCAAATGATGAAACAGATAATAGCTTCATTAGTGAATTGATTGGAGGTAGTAATTAATGCCAATGACACAAAGAGAGGCGGCTTTAATTATCAATGAGTTAAACAATGTATACAACATGGGACTTAATGATAAAGCTAATTTAGAAAAAGCAAAGATATGGGTTAATACCTTATCTAAAAGTGGAGATTATGAACCGACACTAAAAAGAGCAAGACAATATATTAGGACCAGTAAATATAAACCTAATATAGCTGATGTCATTGCATATAAACCTAGAGAAATAGAATCAAAAGAAATCCATTTAGAAGAAACACACGAATGGAAATTAGAAAATGATAAAGAATACGCAAAGAAATGGAATGAGTTGCAAGAAAGAGGTAAGCGTATGTTAGCAGAATGGAGTGCAGACGATGACGAATATTGATCAATTATCTACAGAAGAGTCTGTTATTTCTAACTTAATTACAAATCCTAACTTGCTAATAGATTTTAAATTAAAGCCACACATGTTTAGAAATACTGAATATCAAAAGTTAATCGAATATATATTCGAAACTGGAAAATCAGATATCAATTCTCTTTATTACAAAAGTAGAGAAGATGAGAATTTTATATCAACGAATGAACTAAAGCGATTATACAAATCAGAGGCAACTGCACCAATGTTCTTTATGCAGGACCAGATGAATATGTTGAATAGTTATGTCGTATTTAAGGCTAATGAATTGTCAGCAGAATATAACAAGATGCCTAGTAGAGAAAATATGAGCTTATTGCTAGATGAATTGCAGAAACTTAATAAGTTATCGATAGATAAAAAGAACCCTACAGATGAGTATATTAAGCAAGTAATGTCTGATACGCTCTCAGACGAGCCTAGAGCGCTTATAACGACAGGTTTTAAGTCTATGGATAGTAAGATATACGGATTTGAAAAAGGGCAATTAAACGTCATTGCAGCACGTCCGAGCTTAGGCAAGACAGCTTTAGCTTTAAACATGATGTGGACGATGGCAACAGAAGGTTATCCTACTACATTCTTTAGTTTAGAAACAACTGGCGATTTGGTTGTACAAAGGATGGTTTCTTCAATAGCTAACGTTGAATTAACAGAACTTAAAAGGTCGAGCAATTTAGGTATAGAAAAAACAGACAAAGTTATGAAAGCCTTAGACCTTATTAAAAAAAGTGGATTAAATATATTTGCTGAAAGTGACTTAACGCCTCAGAGAGTTAGAGAGCAGGCTATGAAACAAACAGATAAACCACAAATTATATTTATAGATTACTTACAACTTATGAAATCAGATATCCCTACAAACGATAGACGAGTTGAAGTCGAAACAATATCTAGAGACTTAAAAAACATTGCGAACGAAACAGGTTCAATTATCGTGCTGTTATCACAACTTAATAGAGGTGTTGAATCTAGGAATGATAAACGTCCTATGATGTCAGATTTAAAAGAATCTGGAGGAATAGAAGCTGATGCCAACATGATCATGATGTTATACAGAGAAGATTACTACGACCGAGAGGCAGTAGACACTTTCACAGGTAAGTCAGAGTTAGAAGTTAATATTGCAAAAAATAAAGATGGAGAAACTGGTGTAATCAAACTAGATTTCTTCAAGAAAACACAGAGGTTTATGGATGTTTAGTGTTGAAGATGCTCTGCTTAGGATGAGAGAACTGTATAAATGTGAAGACGGACCAGCTAAAGAATTATATAAGCATTATGGAATGGCGCTAAGAAGGTTGTTAGATAACCAAACCATCATGATATTTGATGAATACGATGATGTAAAAGATGAAATTTGGAACGAAACACTAAAAATTAAAAACGAAATGGAGAAATGACAAATGACAAACGTAACTATATTAACAGGAAGAATTACAAAGGATTTAGAACTTAAACAAGCAGGACAAACTACGGTAACTAATTTTAGTTTAGCAGTAGATAACCCATTCAAAAGAGATGACGCTTCGTTTTTTGATATAGCAGCGTTCGGTAAAACAGCAGAACTTTTAAATAATTACTGCAATAAAGGTAGCAAAATTTTAGTTGAAGGCAACTTGAAACAAGATAGATTCACAGATAAAGAAGGTAAAAACCGTTCAGTAGTAAGAGTTGTGGCAAATAGAGTTGAATTTTTAGACACAAAAGGTAGCAATCAAGGGCAAGGCGCACCTAAACAACAAAGTAATGATCCATTCGCAAATTCAGCACCAGATGTGGATTCAAATTCATTACCATTTTAATGAGGTGAGTACATGTCAAAAGTGACAAAGTACAAACAAAGTAACGGTCGTTATTCAGTAGTGGTAGAGGGCGTTGATTTAACCGATGACGCTTTACTGCTACTAGATAACGGTTATCCGTTAGATGTAAATATAGAAATACAAGACGGTAAAAAAATAACGGTCAAGCAACGTAAAAAGATATTTGCGCTTGTAAACGACATAGAGGGTCATACAGGGCAACCTAGAGACTGGTTAAGGTTAATGTTCCAAGATTACGTTTCGTTGCTAAAAGGGTACTCTAAACGCCTCTCATTGAGTGACTGTACACGTAAGCAAGCTGGAGAGTTAATCGATGTGATATTGGAATGGGTTTTTGTAAATGACATACCACTCAATTATAAAACGAGCGACTTGATGAAGCAGGAGCAAACATTCTTATATCTAGCGACGGTGCATAGGAAGTGTGTGATTTGTGGGAAGCGTGGAGAGTTAGCACATTATCATGCAGTCGGCAGAGGACGAAACAGACGCAAGATAGATCATACAGATAATAGAGTGTTGGCATTATGCCGAGAACATCATCAAATGCAGCACGACATGGGCATGGATAGTTTCAATGCTAAATATCACTTAACGGATAGTTGGGTGAAAGTTGATGACAGATTAAACAAAATGCTAAAGGGTGAGAAAACTGACTGAACATATTATTCAACTTAATTTTACAGATGAAAAAGGGTTCGATGCACCAATGGCATCACCTAGACCTAGATTCAGAAACGCTGGCAAGTTTGTACAAACATATATGCCGACTAATTATACAAAGCACAAAGAATATTTAAGAAATCAAATGACTGCATTAGGAATAGAAGGACCAATCAAAGTAAGTATTGAGTTTTACTTCCCAATGTTGAAATCATGGAGTAAGAAAAAGCAAGCAGCCAGTGTACTCACATATAAAGTAACGAAACCGGATATAGATAACTTACTTAAAACAGTAATGGATGCAGCAAACAATCATGTATGGAAAGACGATAACCAAATCGTAGAAGTGCATAGTTTTAAAAAGTACGAAGAAACATCACGAATCATAATGAAGATAACTGAAGTATAGGAGTGATTAAGTGAAACAGACTGAACGACATATAGGTATGGACGTTACAGCAAAAATCAGAGTGGAAATGTATGTGCCAGCTACTAACGATGAAGAGGCAGAGAAGTACATCGAATGTTTAGCACAGAATAAAATGTCGGATTTGATTGAAGGCAAAATTAAAGAACTTGATCCAGATATTCTTTGGATTGATTAAAGGAGAATAAATCATGAGCTTATACAGACATTACGCACCAGTCATTGACTGGACAGAGAAGAAAACGAAGTCCTTTAAATATAAGAAGGCAGAAGTTAAACCAGTAGCAAGAAGTAAGTATTACAACACATTATTTTATTCATGCTTTAAGGGGTGGGAATGATGGCGAAAACGTTGAGAACTACAAATAGTAATAAATTAATATTTAGTATTTATTCACACTTGAACGATAAAGAACGTACACCAGAAGAAGAAGAAATATACACAATGATTGATGAAGAGTACGGAGAGGCGTTAAGAAATACATTACTTTACTACTACAAATTAAATAAAAGTAAAGCGAAGGTATCATATAGTGGGTTTTATGGTCGAGTAAGTAAAGGTTGGTCACGTATAGAAGCACTTACGACACCACCTGTGAAAGATAATAGTTATAACGAAAATAGGCCAAAAGGTAAGACGATGAAAGAAATTGAAAGAGAAGAACGCGAAGAAGATATTATTAACATGCTAAAAGCTGGCGTTGCTTTAAATCGTAGGCAATTGAAATACATTGAGAGCAATCCTGATTTTGCAAAGAAGTTGAAGAAATGGAGTGATTGAATGGGACTATTAGAAAGTTATCATTTATACAATTCAGAAGGTAAAAAGATGTTTACAGTGATACCTGGTAAAGATACAAACACTTTACTGGGTATGCCGCACACAGCATTTGTGAATCAAGAACACCAATTCACAGATAGTGAGTTAAGACAATTTAAAGCAGCGCATGATTTGAAGTTAGAAGAAGAATTAGGATTACAACTTGATATATGGGATGTGATTTGATGTCAACAATCTTAGACGAACTAATCGTAGCGAATTATAACTTAAACAAAAACAAAACAGGTAACTTGCACATAGATAATATGACCGATTCATTTGCTAAAGAGTTGTTACGAGAAGTCATGAAACAAATTGAGAATGGTGCAAAGTTAGATGATGAATATATGGAGGTGGATTAGATGGTAACAATCAAACATACACGTGAGTCAATTGCAGAGTTGGAACAAGAACGAGAGCAGTATAAGCAACAACGTGACTCGCTTATCAAAGATGTGGAGAAGTTGAGGGAAGAAAAGGCAGCAATTGAAATGCATTTGGATGCAGTTAAGACATATTACCCGATGTATGAAGAATTGAACAAGAAATATAACAGACTCACTGAACACATCAGACTAAAAGCGAATAATAATCCAGGCAACAGTAGATATATTGCGTTAGTACATTTCATAGATGATTTGGAGACTGGAACAGATGATTGAAGAAATAGAAGTTTTAGTTAAGGGGCGTTTATTTACTTTTAAAAATAAAGATTTTTCGCAAGAAGATTTAGAAATAATGTGGGATTGTTTAAAAACAAAAATAGGTTCTGAATTATTTTTATCTTTTACACCAAAAGAAGATTTAATAATAAAAGCATCATCAATTGATTTTGTAAACAAAGTTATGCTGGAGGCTGATACTCATGATTAGAGAAATATTTCAAGATATTACCGATACATTTGACATGAACCAATGGACAGTATTGTGGATGGATGATAAAGGAAAGTCACACGGTAAAAGGTTTTATTATAAGCACCATGCTAGAGACTTTTATAATGACCTACCTTATATAAATAAAAAAATGAAAAGAGCGTGAGTGACTATGGCGTATGAGCATGAGGGAGAAAACATCAGAAAAGTAAGGTTATACAACGTAATGACAGGGTCTAGTAAGAAAACTAAACCTATAAAAGAGTTAGAAGAAGTCTACGCTAAAGCAAAAGCGTTTAATGAAATTTCAGATGTAATTAAGAAAGCAGAGTTTTACGACAGAGATACAGCATTAGATGTTATAGAGATAGTAGAAGAGTTGGAGGATAAATAAAATGAATAACTTAATTAAACAAGTAGAACAATGGTCAATTGACAAAGGACTAGATAAAGGTAATAGCTTTACACAATATGCTAAGAGTTCAGAAGAAATGGGCGAGGTTGCAGCAGCATTGTGTAGGAATGATATAGACGAACTTAGAGACGGTATAGGAGATGTTATTGTCACGTTAGTTATATTGGCTCAACAAAACAATATGACGTTATATGAGTGTCTAGAACAAGCATATGGAGAGATTAAAAATAGAACTGGAGTAATGAGTAAAGATGGATCGTTCATCAAATCAGAAGACTTGTAAGGATAAGGGCGGCGAAAGTTACCCAGATATATTAGATAAGGTAAAGGAAGTGTTGAAAAGATGATAACGAAGTTTAAGGCTTATGATTTAAATGAAAAAGAATGGATAGACATTCGATATATCGAATTAAGAGATGATGGTAGCTTATGGTATGTGCAAGCATGGGATGAATGCGAACGTGATATAGCCCCACCATATTTTGAAGAAGACTTAGGTAAAACATGGGCGCTTATGCAATCCACAGGACTATTAGACAAGAACGGTAAGGAAATATTTGAAGGGGATATTGTTAAAAATGAAATAAATGAAGTGGGTTACATCGAGTGGTCAAAATGTAGGTTTAACTTTTGTGATAGTGTTGGTCATTTCTATTTATTTAGTATAGGTGCGAGACAACCGTTTGAAATCATAGGCAATATTTATGAACATCCACACTTACTAGAGGAGGAATAACTTATGAAAAAATACAGAGTAACATTTGAAAACAGCACACTGGCACATGGGTGTATTACCTCTATTCTTTCATCCACAATATGAAGTAGAAGCTAAGGACAAAGAAGAAGCAAAAGAAAAAGCGCAAGAAGCATTTAATAGCCATCCAAATAATTTGGATTTAGAAAGAGAAATTGTGAAAGTGGAGGAGTTGTAGTCATGAAAATATACTTAATCACATTAACACTAGCAGCATTAACACTATACACATTCATTAAACGCACATATAAGTATGCGAGCGTGAATGATGAAGTAGAGGCACCGATTGATTATGAAGAAACTAGAGAGTATAAAGAGAATGAAATTTGGTTTAGTGGAGTTGGTCGATATTGATATTTGCAGCAACACTATTTGTAGTAATTGTATTAGCACTAATTATTATGGCGACAATGGAGGAGTAATAAAATGAGTAAATTATATATGTTTAGCACGTCACAATGTACGAAGTGTCCAGAAGTTAAGGAAGCATTAAGCAAGAAAAATGTAGAGGTAGAATATATAAATGCAGAAGAAACACCAGAACTAGCAATGAGGTATATGGTCATGAGCGTCCCTACAATTGTCGATGATAGAGACCATGCAGAAGATAAATACTGGGGGCAGGAACAATGTTTAGCGTTTGTGAATACGTTATAGGGAGTGAGTAACAATGGACGAAGACATACTAAATTATTTAGATAAAGTAGGGCAATATGTGCAAGGTGCGAGTGAGAAAGGTTTCGAGGTATATGTGCATGGAGTGTTTGTGAAATCAATACTAATGACACTTATTGGTTTAATTATAATATCAGTTATTGCAATCGCTAGTTATAAGGTTATAAAAAAATATTTTGAAACAGATGAATACGAACGTATAAATATAGATGATTTAATTATGATATCGATAATTCCTTTATTTTTAGTATCAGCAATATTCGTAACAGCTTTTATTATAGTTACTACTAACATCACAGGCATATTCGCACCAGACTATGTAGCCATTAAACAAATCATAGATGGCATTGGAGGTAAGTAACTTGTGGATAATACTAACAATTGTACTAGCGATAAATTCAATATGGTTGCTTAAACTAAATAAAGACTTGGTAGAGCGTAACGAGGAATTGATAGCAACGATTGTTATTAAGGATATGAACAAGGAGGACTAGCATGTACTCAAAGAATGATATAAGACAAATCATACAAGACTATCACTGGTTGGTTAGGTTGATAGATAGTAAGGTATATGAATGTGATAGTACAGGTATAGGACAATATGGCATTGAGTCTGCTATGCCAAGAGCTAAAGGTACGACAGGTGATAAGGTATTAGTGAGAGTTCTCCGTAATGAAAAGGACCGTAAGAAAACAGAGAACATGATATCACGTACAAGTGTAATAGATAACCATGAACATTTAATCAAGAATGAAAAGACTTACCATATATTGCAGCTGATGAAACAAGGGGAAAGTAACAGACGTATTAAGATACTACTCAAGATAGGACACACTAACTTAACTAAACGAATAGAAGATATAGTGAACATACTATACGAAGCTCAAGACAACTAGAACAGTTAGAACAGTTAGGACAGGTAGAACAGTTAGAACAGGTAGAACAATATTTTGAGACATACCTAATTCATAGTATAATCACAATATAAGAAAGGTTATAGATAAACAATTATCCGTTCAATCACATGCCTCCTTTAAATAATACGTTAATTAATATCTATAATCTTATAGGCTACACTCATTTGAGTGTGGTCTTTTTTTATTATGCTTATATTTAAGCACCACACATATTTAATGCTATTCATTTATAGCGCCATACATTTATAACAGGCATCATTTAATTAAGGCTATGTCATTTAAGGTGCATGGTAATTAAGAGGCCCACTATTATTAAGGGCTATCTATTTAACATGCCACATATAAAGGGCGCAAGTATTAAGTAGCTATACTAAACATACTAAGGGCTATAAGGGTTACACACATACAAGCAATCACATAAGGTTCTATTGATTATATAAACTTATATCAATTAGATAAGTGAATGATTAATTAGATTAAGTTGTTATGTTGTTTGAAAGATTGATTAAAGATAATGATTGATGATTGTTTGATTGAGATTGAATGATCTAATTATTATTAGAAATGTTTTATTGATTTATAAATATGAAAGAACAAAAACGAAATTCATTTGATGATTTTATTTCATTTCAATTTGATTTCATTTTATGATTTGAATTTGTTTATTTGTTTAGAGAAAGAAGTTGATTGAATTGTCTTTCGTTCAACCAAGAGTTCGACTTGGTAATAAGTCATATACTCAAAGCGAGCTAGAAACCTATAGGAAACGGAATCATAGAAGGTATAACCAAGAGGTTAGATACAACGATGATAATAGTGAATATACATCATTCTACAATACTACAATGTGGCGTAGAACAAGAGAACAAGTGCTGATACGTGATAACTATATGTGTCAACATTGTTTAGCTGAAGGCATCGTTAATGACAAGAATTTAATTGTCCATCACAAGATAGAACTCAAACGGGATTGGTCGAAGAGGCTGGATATGGAAAATTTAGAGGCAGTATGTTTTTCATGCCACAATAAAATTCATAAATGAAAAAAGTTGGAAGAATTTTGGGAGGCTTCGTGTAACCCCCGTCACTATGGGCTTTGAATACAACGACTGCCACTTTTCTTTCAATCGATGTTGATTTTGAAACCTAAATATTCGTAAAATATTTTTACTTTACGTGTTTTCGAGGTAGGAAATGGAAAGATTAAGCAAAAAAATAATAAATATATTTGTGAAAGGTGGTGAGTAGCTTGGCGCAACGCAAGATGTTATCACAACAAAAAACTAGAAGAACAAAAGAAGTGCAAGAAGAATTAAAAGGTGCTGAAGAAGCAATGGGTAAATTGAAACCAATAACAAAAACTGCACCAGATTGGTTAGATGATTATGCTGTCGAAGAATGGGATAGGATAATGCCATTAGTTGAAGATTTAAAAATAAAAGAATTAGATAGAGGCTTGTTAGCTACTTACTGCCAAACATATAGCAACTATAAAAACGCTACTCTTAAATTAAAAGAGCAAGGTTTGGTAATTGAAACAGAACGAGGTACGAAGTTGTCAAGTTATTATACAGTACAAAGAGATAGTGTTAATACCATGAACTCCATTTGTCCTAAGTTAGGATTAACTGTTGAATCACGTTTGAAAATACTAGCACCAACAGAAGAAACATCGACGAATGACCCGTTTGAAGGTGTTTTAAATGCTAAAAAGTAATGATCCAGTAACTCAATACGCTGTTAAAGTTGTTAATGGTGAAATAATAGCAAGTGAAAAAAACGTGAAATCATGTCAAAGGCACTTAGATGATTTAGATAATCCTAATTTTAAATATCGTTTTGATATAGATAGGGCAAATCATGTTATCGACTTTTTAGAAATGTTGCCAGACCCTAAAAGTGGAAAGCAATTAAAGTTGGCAGAATTCCAAAAGTTTATTGTTGGTTCAATATACGGTTGGATAGATGAAGATAATTACAGAAGATACACAAAAGCATATCTATCGATGGCAAGGAAAAATGGAAAAACGCTTGCAATTTCTGGTTTGTCATTATACGAATTAATAATGGGTGAAGACCCAGAAAACGAGAGACTGGTAGGATTGAGTGCTAACAGTAGAGAACAAGCGGGAATTGCTTATGATATGGCTCTAGCACAAATACAGTCCCTACGTAATTTGTCACCAAGCATTAAGAAAATAACAAAGATAACTGAAAGTATGAAAGAGATTTCTAACTTATCAGATAGAAGTAAGATTAAAGCTGTTTCAAATGATGCTTCGAATTTAGAGGGTTATCAATTTAGTTACGCTATCATAGATGAATTCCATGAGGCGAAGAATAAGAAAATGTATGAAACGCTAAGACGTGGACAAGTATTATTAGATAATCCGACATTGATAATTATATCTACTGCTGGTGATAATCTTAATGGTCCAATGTATGAAGAGTATTTGTATATAGATAAAATTCTTGATGGTGTTTCTCAAAATGATAACTACTTTATATTTTGTGCTGAACAAGATAATGAGGAAGAAGTGTTCAATCAGGATATGTGGATAAAGTCCAATCCATTATTTGAAATACCAAATTTAAAGAAAGTATTAACTAAAAACATACAACCAGAGGTAAGTGCTGCAATAGATAGTGGCGAAGGATTAAATGGCATATTAATAAAAAACTTTAACATGTGGAGAGCGGCATCTAAAGAGACTTATATCGACTTCAACGATTGGCGAAAGAATGAAACTGATTTCGATATCAAAGGTACTAAAGTATATATCGGACTCGACTTATCACGTGCTGACGATTTAACAGCTTTGTCGTTCATCCATTTAGACGAAGAGAACAGAGAATACTATATTAAAAGCCATTCGTTTGTGGCTACTAAGGGTGGCTTACAAGCGAAGATAGAGCGTGACCTTATCGACTATAGGCAATTAGAAAAAGACGGATTCTGTACTATCTCTAACCTCTCTAGCGGCATTATCAACACAGACCAAGTATTAGATTACATGGAAAGTTACATTATAGATAATCAACTTGATGTACAAGCGCTCTGTTATGACCCATACGCTATTCATGGTGTGTTAGCAGAATTAGAGCGTAGAGGATGGCAAGATGAGTTGTATGAGATTAGACAAGGACCACAAACGTTATCTAATCCAATATCTGATTTTAGACTTAAAACAATCAATGGAAACATCAAGCATGAGAAGAATCCGTTATTAGATATAGCAGTTAAAAATGCGATAGCCAAGAATGTTAACGATTCGCTTATGATAGAAAAACAGATGAATAGAGAAAAAATAGATCCATTAATGGCGACAATATTCGGTTACGTCATCGCAAGTGAACATGAATGGGACGTAGAAACTATTATGCCTTTATTCATATAGGAGGTAAAAATGGAACTAAACAAGATATACAATGAGGAATGTTTGGAAGGTATGAAACGTATACCTGATAAATCAGTGGATATGATTTTATGCGATTTGCCTTACGGAACGACAGCGTGTAAATGGGACGCAATAATACCTTTCGAACCATTGTGGGAACAGTACGAGCGAGTGATAAAGGATAATGGGGCGATTGTTTTAACTGCAAGCCAGCCATTTAGTAGTACATTAGTCGCTAGTAATTTAAAAAGTTTTAAACACGAATGGATATGGGAAAAAGAGCGTGGTACTGGTTTTCAAGTGGCGAAATATAGACCGATGCAAAAACATGAACATATACTTGTGTTTACGAGAAAAGGCGAGAAAGTTAAGTATTATCCAATAAAAACAAAATTAGAGAAACCTTCAAAAAGTAGAAGTGCAGGAACGGCGAGTGGGTCAAATCCGTTAGCTAAAGTTAATAATTACGAGATTACCTATACAGATAAACACCCTTTGAGTATATTGAAATTTTCAAGAGACAATGCTAACAGAGTACACCCAACTCAAAAGCCGGTAGCTTTATTTGAGTACCTAATCAAGACATACACGAATGAGGGTGAAACGGTACTTGACAACTGCATGGGAAGTGGCACAACAGCGATTGCATGTATCAATACTAATCGTAACTATATAGGGTTTGAGTTAGATGAAGAGTATTACAACTTAGCTAATGAAAGAATATCAAAAACATTAAAGGATGAAAATTTAGCAACTTGTTAAATGTACTTCAGGAGGTGTTTGTTTGAAAATAGTATACGCACTGATAGTTTTATTACTATTTGTAGTAGGGTTTGCCTCCTTATTCTATGGACTTTACCTATTTGCGCCGCCTTTGGCCTATGTGATTGGTGGCGTATTAATACTTGTCGTGGCTTATATATTGAATGAAGCCTATGACAATACAGAAGGGAGGTAAACAATAAATGGCATTATTTGATTTAGGTTTAGGTGGCAACAAAGATAAGATACACAAAGACTTGGAAAACTTATTGTATATGCAAGAGCATGGCATACATTCCTCATATACAGGCATTAGGGCGCTCAAGAACAGCGATATTTTCACAGCAGTACGTATTATATCAGCAGACGTTGCAAGCACTAAAATAGGTACTAAAGGGCATGATAAGCACCCTATTATCCAAGATGTGTTGAAGTTGTTTAATCGTGGACCATATGGCGATTTACCAGGTTGGCACTTTAAATTCATCATCATAGCTAACATGTTGTTAAATGGTTCGTCTTATGTAGAAATAGTTCGAGATAAAAAAGGTATTCCTGAAATTCTACACTTCTTACACAATGATCTAGTAAGCATTGAAGAACGAGACGGTGAAATACTTTATAACGTTACACAGGACTACAAAGGACAACATGCAAAGATAACAAGTGATGATGTACTGCACTTTAGATATATGACATTAGATGGATATATCGGTTATTCGCCACTTTACGCATTGTCTAATGAGGTTGGCATTTCACAAGGTAGTAAAAAGTTCTTACGTGATTTCTTTGATAATGGAGGTACGTCAACTTCGGTGTTGAAGTATCGTAAAGGTCAAATTAACGAAGAGCAATTGAAACAAATGAAAGACAACTTCAGTAATAGTCAATTGAAAAATAATGGTGGCTTAGTGGCTATTGATGACACGATGGACTTTAGCAGATTGCAAATACCTGTTGAGGTCCTTAATTTTTTAAACTCTTACAAATTCAGTACATCGCAAGTCGCTAAAGCATTTGGCTTGCCTTTGAGTAAATTAGGTATCGAAACAGTTAATACATCTATTACGCAAGCAAACCTCGAATACTTACAGAGTACATTACAGCCAATATTCGAAATGATGACTGCCGAACTTCAAACTAAGATATTCAAATATATTGATGATGATTATGAATTAGAGTTTGACGCTTCGAGATTAGTTGATATTGACCCAGAGCTAAGATTAACACGTACAACTGAATTGTCATCAAAAGGCATTATATCTATTAATGAAGCTAGAAGTACTTTCGGTTATGAACCTATTGAAAACGGTGAAGAGCCATTGGCAGACCTCAATAAAGCACCTTTATCAACGCTTCAAGATTATCAAGGAGCTAAGATACAGAAAGCTTTAAGTGGCAATGAACAAGCTAACAGCGACTTAATTAAAGGAGGTGAGGCTGATGAGTAACAGTAGCGTTGATACTGCACAAGAAATGGTTATCGAGGGTTATGCAATATTATTCAATACACTTAGTGATGACTTAGGGGGATTTAAAGAAATTATTTCACCAGATGCGTTAAATGGGGTTGATATAAGCGACGTTAAATGTTTAATCAATCATGATTTCAATTACGTAATAGGACGCACGCAAGCTGAAACGTTAGAACTTGGCGTAGATGAAAAAGGGTTATGGTTTAAATGTCATTTACCTAATACAAGCTATGCTCGAGACATATACGAAAACATAAAAGCTGGCAACGTGAACCAATGTAGTTTCTTCTACACCTTGCCACCTAAAGATGACAACGCGATTTCTTGGTCAAATGAGAATGGTGAATACGTGCAAACGGTAAACCAAATAGATCAATTAATTGAAGTGAGTGTTGTGACTGTACCTGCATACAAAGAGACCAATGTTGCAGTAGGTCAACGCGCGAAGGAATTTGAAAGATTTAAAGAACTACAAACATTGAAAATACAGTTAGATATTGAACGCCTACGTTTTGAAACGTAAGGCTATTTTTTATATCTAAATTTAAGAAAGGAGCTATACAATGGCTAATCTTGAAGAACGTAAAAAACATATTCAAGAGCTTATCGATAAAGCAGAAGATGCTATCGAAAAGGGCGATCTTGAAGCAGCAAGACAGTTAAAAAGTGATATTGAGTCACAAAAGAAAGAGTACGAAGAATTATCAGCTTTAAAAGAAGAAGTAGCAAGCCACAAACCAGCAGAACCTGAAACGGAGGCTGAGGAAGTGGACGAGGAAGTTGATAACGAAGAGGATGCAGTAAAGGAAGAGGAAAAGCCTGAAGCTGATGAACCTAAGTTAAACGAACCTCAAAAAGAAACAGAAGAAGAACAAGAAGTCGCAATTCAAGAAGAGGGCGAAGATGCAGTTGTAAACGCTGAAAAACTTGAAGATGACGAAGAAGAAAAGAAAAAGAAAAAGGGAGCGAAACGAGATATGGCGAAAATTTTAAATAACGAAGTAGAAACAAACGAGAGAGTAGAAGGTTTTGCCGATTTTATTAAAACGAAAGGTGCTAAGCGTGACAACGTTATATCAGATGATGTTGGTGTAACGATTCCAGAAGATATTAAATATGCACCAGAGAAAGAAGTAAACACAGTACAAGACTTATCACAATATGTAACTAAAACATCAGTTAAAACAGCATCAGGTAAGCATCCTATCTTGAAACGTGCTACTGCTAAATTCAATACAGTTGAAGAATTAGAGCAAAACCCAGAACTTGCTAAACCTGAATTCGAGACAGTAAGTTGGGAAGTAAACACTTATTGTGGTGCTATTCCAGTATCAGAAGAATCAATCGCAGACAGTGCTATTAATTTAACTGCTTTAATTGCTGAAAACATTCAAGAACAAAAAGTAAATACTCTAAATGAAAAAATTGGTAACGTTTTAAAATCATTTACTGCTAAAGAAGTATCTGACGTAGACGAATTAAAACATATCATCAACGTTGATTTAGACCCTGGATATGACCGTCAAATCGTATGTACTCAATCATTCTATCAAGCATTAGACACTATCAAAGATAGTAACGGTCGTTACTACTTAAATGATTCAATCATTAACACGTCTGGACTTAAATTACTAGGCATGAACGTAACGGTAGTACGTGATGACTTATTAGGTGAAAACGGAGATGCTAAAGCATTCGTTGGAGATTTAAAACGTGGTGTATTCTTCGCTGACCGTTCAGACCTTTCTGTAACTTGGCAAGACCACAACATCTACGGTCGTTTCTTAATGGGTGCGTTCCGTTTCGATGTTAAGCAAGCAGACGAAAATGCAGGTTACTTCATCACTTTCAATAATGACGCAGAAGAACCAGATACTCCCTAAGCCACCCCGAAACGTTGAGGTAACAGCTAATGCTAAATCTGTTGTTATCTCTGCGGAATAGGGGGGTATTCAATGTTTAAACTAGATGACATTGAATCAATCAAACGTGCAATTAGAGTTGACCATAACTTAGATGATGATTTAATTCTAAATGTGTATCTACCTGCTGCACAACGACAAATTAAGACAGCTATAACATTAGATGAAAAGGATGACAGTTTCTTTGAAAGTAATTCAGTCTATAACTTAGCTGTTTTAAATACGTTGGCTCATCACTATGACAATCGTTCGTCTACAACTGATACACCTAAGCAAGAAGTACCTTTATCATCATTAACGTTAATCCAAGCGTTACGTGGTGATTTAGAGAAATGGCGTGCAGAGAATGTGGAGGTTGATACTGATGGACTTGAATAATCTTAATTGGTATATCGAGTTTTTAGAAGTAAAGCCTACAGGTCCAGAAGCAGGAATGAACGGAGAAGTTAAAGTTTATTCTTGCTTTGCCGACTTGTACGAGCCAACACAAAAAGATGTGCAGCTAGGTAATTTAGAAACAACTAACAATTCAGTAACAATTAAAATTCGAAATGCTCATCCACAATTTACGCCGAGTGTTAGCCAAGTTTTCGTTGTTAAAAATGGTATATACAAAGATATGAAATTTAATATCAAAAATGTAGCGCCATCTAAAACACCTGACTATTTAAAAGTAGTAGGTGAGGAACAATGAGTGTAAAAGTAAATGGGAATAAAGAAATACTGGCTTATATTGAAAAGAAGTATGGCACTGCTGGTAGAAAGAAGATGGAATCAGCAGCTATCACTAAAGGTGGTAATGTACTTGAAAACAATATGAAAGATGCGTTTTATCCATATAGAGATACTGGTTATACAGTGTCGGATATGAACCTATATGGACCAAACAAAAAGACGGGTTCTAATAGAGCTAAATTAAACTGGCAAGGTCCTCATCAACGTTATAAACTTATGCACTTAAACGAATATGGCCACTTTATGCGTAATGGTAAATTTTTAAGCCCACGTCAAACTGGACTAATAGAAAATACTACAAGAGCATCGAGAGACAGTTACAGAAAAGCTATCAAAGAAGAACTAGAAAAGAGGGTGTAGCGATGGAAGATATGACAATCAAAATTTATGAAGCGATTAAAAATAATAAAGAATTTATGAGTCATGTTAACGAAAGTGATATAAAATTCTTTGATTATCCAAACGCACAAGAAATAAAAAACATAGCTGTTGTTATTGATCCATTAGATACACCTAAACCTCGAAACTTTGGCGATAACGATAACTTAATGTACGAATATCTATATCAAATAGATGTATTTGTAAAACAAAAGAATGGCGTAAACGGACGAGTCCTATCAGATAGGCTCGTTTTTTTATTGCAAAGAATTATGTGGGAGGAATTGGGGTTCGGTGAAACGTCCTCAATGAAACCTGAATATATCAAAGATTTCAATTTATACCGACAAGCTAAAAGGTTTGAAGGAAAACAATATTACAAAATTTAGGAGTGTTTATATATGGCAGAGAAAAATTACCGTTCATTCACAGGTTTAACAGAATTTTATTACAAAGTGCATGGTGGAGAAGTACAAGCAGTAACAGACCCAGAACGTATCAAGTATTTACAAAGTATTTCAGTATCAAAAGACCAATCAATCGAGAAAGCATACGGAGATAACGTAGTAGCTGAAATGGCAGTAGCTAACGGTACAATCGAAGTAGAGGCTGGATTCCACAAACTACCTTTAGAGGACAGAGTGGCTTTATTTGGCTTAGAAAAATCAGAAGATGGTATTGTATCAGTTGGTAACGATACGCCTCCATACGTAGCTGTTATGTTCGCTAAAACTATGGAAGATGGTTCACGTGAATATGTTGGGTTGCCTAAAGGGTTATTCACATTCCCAGAACTTGAAGGCAACACTAAAGAAGATGGCGTTGAATTTAGTTCAGACTCAACTACTGCAGAATTTATGCAAGCTGAGGTTAAAGGCTTTGAAGAAGAAAAAACAATGTTACTTGGTCACGATGAAAAAGGCGCTACAGTTATGAAAGATGCAATCTGGGAAGCAGTATTTGGAAAAAGTACAGAAGATGAAGAACCAGATACTCCCTAAGACACCCCAAAATGTAGTGGTGGATCCTGATGCTAATTCGGTATCTATTACTGCAGAATAGGGGCGCTCATTAAATTATCAAATTATAGCTTATCAAATTATAGATTATTAAATTATAAAGGAGTAAATATAATGACTGACATATTAAAAGTATACAAAGGCGATGACGTGGTAGATACTGCAGAACGTGGAGAAAATGGTAAAGCGAAAGTAACAATTGATGGATTAGACGCTAACACTGATTACCCTACTGGCACTTACCAAGTGTCATTTGAAAATGAAAATGGTGAGTCAGAAAAAGTAGACGTACCATCATTCAAAACAAAACCAATTTCAGTTACAGGCGTAACTTTATCTAAAGAAAGTTTAACACTTGAACCAGGTGCTAAAGGTTCTATACAAGCAACTGTGCAACCAAGTAACGCTACTAATAAAGGCGTGACGTTCACATCAAGCGATGAAGCAGTTGCAACAGTAGACAATAAAGGTGAAATCACTGCTAAAACTGAAGGTAGTGCAGATATCACAGTAACAACTGTAGATGGTGGCAAAACAGCTAAATGTGAATTAACTGTTGAAAAAGCAGTAGTTAATGTAACTGGCGTAAAGTTAGATAAATCTACTTTATCATTAGAGGAAGGTGCTACAGGCAATTTAGTTGCAACAGTTGAACCATCAACTGCTACAGATAAGACAGTTACGTTTGCATCATCTGATGCAGAAGTAGCTACAGTTGATAATAAGGGTAAAGTAACAGCAGTTAAACCTGGGTCTGCTGACATTACGGTTACAACTAAAGATGGTGGCAAAACAGCTAAATGTGAATTAACAGTAACAGCTAAACAAATACCAGTTACTGGTGTGACAATCGCACCTAAGACTGCAAGCGTTGATGTAGATGCAACAACTAAATTAAATAGTACGGTTGCACCATCAACTGCTACAAACAAATCAGTATCATATAAAAGCTCTGATGAAGCAGTCGCTACAGTATCAAGTAATGGAACAGTAACAGGAGTTGCAGCAGGAGAAGCAACAATCACTGTAACGACTAAGGACGGAAGCAAAACAGATACTTCTATAATCACAGTAACTGAACCAGTAACTGAGCCGGAAAACGTACAAGTTGAAACAACACAAGATAGTGC